CACGTCGAAAATCAGCTCGCCTCCCGCATTGCGCTGATCGCTGAGGACGCGGGCGACGCACGCGACGTGATGATTGAGGGCGAGTCAGGCATCCTGGCCATCTCGCACCCCAAGTGTAAGCCTACCTTCGTGCCATCCAAGAGGCGCCTGGAGTGGCCCAATGGCGCCATCGCCACGATCTACTCGGACAATGACCCCGAGACGCTCCGGGGACCGCAGCACGACCTGTTCTGGGTAGACGAGTTGGCCAAGTTCCGCAACACCGAGGAGATGTGGTCGAACCTCATGTTCGGCCTGCGTCTTGGTGTGCGACCGCGTGGTGTGGTAACTACGACGCCCAAGCCCATTCCGATCGTTCGTCGCCTGATGGAGGACGATCGCACGTTCCTGACCACGGGCACGACGCACGAGAATTTCGGCAATCTCGCCTCATCATTCCGCGACGAAATTATTGCGCAGTACGAGGGCACACGCATCGGACGCCAGGAGCTGTACGCCGAGGTCATTGACCCCGAGGATTACGGCATCATCAAACGCGACTGGTTTCGCCTCTGGCCTGCCGATCGCGCCTTCCCCGAGTTCGTTTACGTGCTGCAGTCCTACGACTGCGCCTACACCGAGAAGACGATCAACGACCCGACCGCGTGCAGCGTCTGGGGCATCTTTCGTCCCAATGATGACTCGCCCTTTTGCGCCATGCTCATCGACTGCTGGGAGGACTTCCTGGCTTACCCGGACCTTCGACCCAAGATCATCGAGGAGTACGGCTCGATCTACGGCGACCCGGGCAAAAAGGTCGACATGGTGCTGGTTGAGGACAAGGCCGCAGGCATTTCGATCATCCAGGACCTGCAGCGCGCAGGGATCCCGTGCCGTGCGTACAACCCGGGGCGGGCAGATAAGGTGCAGCGCTTGCATTTGGTGGCCAACATAATCGCCCGTGGCCGCGTCTACATACCTGAGTCCACACAACACGCAGGCCAGCCGCGTGATTGGGCCGAGCCTCTCGTGTCGCAGGTCTGCTCTTTCCCCGAGTCGCAGCGTGATGACTTGACCGACACTGTGTCGCAGGCGTTGCGTTTGCTGCGCGACCTGACCTTCCTTTCGATTGACCCCGCACCGCCCGAGTCCGAGTACTACGACGAGGACGAGCGTCGCCAAAAGGTGAACCCTTATGCCGTCTGATGACCGTAAAGTACCCGAGCTTCGTGCACCGAAGCAAAATGCCGCTTTAGCGCGCGCCGCAAAAGCGCTGGCAAGCGTCGAGGGAGCGATTGATAAGTACGCCGAGCTGCCGCTCGACATCTTCCTGCCTGTGTCGTCCGAATTCCTGGAGAAACTTAGCTACGGCGACCCGTTCTTTCGTCAGGCACCGGCAGGCACGGGGTCACGCATTCCGATGACCGCTGATCGCGAGTACCTGATGGAGGCGCTATTTGGTGCGGGTACAGTGGCACCAATGGCGCAGGGTGCAGCGCGTGCCGGTCGTGCATTGGGGCAGCGCATGCAGCCGCAGGCAGATGAGCTTTCGTCGATCTTGGATGCGGTCGAGGCGCAGCGCTATGCTAAAGGCGGCAAGGTCGTGGACCTCCTGGCCGAAATCCTAAAGGGCAGCAGCAAAGCAAAGCCTAAGCCCACCAAGGATCAGCCTGACCCTGGCCGTCGTGCCGCACTCGGCCTGCCCAAGGACCTGACGCCCAAGCCGGGTGAGGTAGTGGTGAAGGAAGAGGTCAAGAAGGCCCCGAAGAAGGGCGAAACCTCCGTGTCGCTCACTGAGGCGATGAACATACCGATGAGCCGTCGTGACGTGCTGCGAGCTGGCGCTGGTCAAGCGATCTCTGCTATGGCACCGCGTGGCGCGCTGGGTGCTCTTGTCAAGGCAGCAGGGTCACCCACAGGGGTCATTGAGCAGGCAATTACCCAACCGGCATTAAGTCCCGCTAAAGCTGCAATGGCAGCCCCGCTTTCGGTTCAGGCAATGATAGCCAAGGCGATCAAAGAGGCTCGGGATGCAGGAGTCGAATTGAGTGGCGACGATTTGATGGAGCGAGTCATAGCGCAAAAGCCCCGCATGCGTCCGCGCACCGAGGAAGGCGAGGACAATCTTCGTATTAGAATTCTTGACATGGCAGATCCCGAATCATTCGACATAGCGGGCGTGTATCGTGAGTCTCCTGGCCCCTTAGGTCTGATGATGGACATGATGGACATCAAGCGCAGTCAAGACCTAAGGCAAGTCCTGCGGCAGGTGAGAGAACTGAACCCCGAGCACTACGAGAAGCTTAAACAGGTATCGCGCGACATTGATGATTTTCTGGGCGACGCGTATGGTGATGAGCTTCGCGATCTCGCCCAAGAGCATGGCGACGATTTTGGCGATCTTTTAGATTAAGGCACAATCATGGCTATTGAATTCCCACAACCGCAAATGCCCGTCGATGACGAGGAAATGATGCCCGATGAGGGCATGATGCCTGAGGAGGAAGACGAGGACGGCATGCTCGTGGACCTTGAGGAGGAATTCGCTGAGGTCGAGGAGCAGCCCGATGGGTCGGCGATCGTCCGCATGAACGAGTTCAAAGGGCCGAACGAGGACGAGGACTTTTACCAGAATCTGGCCGACACGCTGCCCGAGTATGACCTGCAGAAGCTTGCGCTGCGCTATCTGGAGCTGATCGAGAAGGACAAGCAGGCACGAAAGGATCGGGACAAGCAGTACGAAGAGGGCATTCGCCGCACGGGTCTTGGAAATGACGCGCCGGGTGGTGCTGACTTCCAGGGCGCAAGCAAGGTGGTGCACCCGGTGATGGCCGAGGCCTGTGTAGACTTCGAGGCACGGGCGATCAAAGAACTGTTCCCGCCCGATGGTCCAGTGCGCACGCACGTGGTAGGTGAGGCAACCGAGGAGCAGACGAAGCGGGCCGAGCGCAAGCGCGATTTCATGAACTGGCAGCTCACCGAGCAGATCCCGAATTTCCGCGATGAGCAGGAGATTTTGCTTACGCAGCTGCCGTTGGGTGGCTCGCAGTACCTGAAATTCTGGTGGGATGCTCGCCTGCGTCGCCCTGACGTCGAGTTTCTGCCGATTGACAACGTGCTGCTGCCTTTTGCGTCGAACAATTTCTACACCGCGCAGCGCGCGACTGAGATCCACGACATCACACAGCAGACTTTCCAGGAGCGCATCGACTCGGGCCTGTATCGTGACGTGTCAATCGTCCGGGCCACGATGGAACCCGAAGAGTCCGAGGCCCAAAAGGCTACGAACAAGATCGAAGGCAAGACGCCGAACGAGAACGAAGACGGCGTGCGTCGTGTGTATCACATTTACTGCTACATGGAGCTGCAGGGCGACAAGTTCTCCGAGGAGCAATACGCGCCCTACATCCTCATGATCGACGAAATGGACACCGAGGTCGTGGGCCTGTACCGCAATTGGGAGCAGGGCGACCCGACGATGACCAAGCTAGACTGGGTGGTCGAGTACAAGTTCATTCCCTGGCGTGGCGCCTACGCGATTGGACTGCCGCACCTGATTGGTGGGCTGTCCGCCGCACTTACCGGCGCATTGCGTGCGTTGCTCGATACAGCGCACATCAACAATTCGGCCACGATGCTGAAGCTCAAAGGGGCGAAGATTTCAGGTCAGTCCCAGTCGGTCGACGTCACTCAGGTGACCGAGATCGAGGGCGCACCGGGCGTGGACGACATCCGCAAGATCGCTATGCCGATGCCATTCAACCCACCGAGCGAGACCCTCTTCAAGCTCCTGGGCTGGCTTACCTCAGCGGCGAAGGGCGTAGTCACGACCTCGGAAGAGAAGATCGCCGACATCACTAGCACGGCCCCCGTCGGCACCACCCAGGCGTTGATCGAGCAGGGTGCGGCGGTGTTCTCGGCGATTCACGCCCGATTGCACGAGTCGCAGCGCAGGGCGCTCATGATCCTGCAGCGTATCAACCGCTGGTACCTGGACGACATGATTGGCGGTGAGACCCCGACGAACCTCGAAATTCGGCGCGAGGACTTTAATCGCTCATCCGACGTGATCCCTGTGTCCGATCCGCACATCTTCTCCGAAACGCAACGGATGGCGCAGAATCAGGCGGTCATGGCATACATGGACAAGCACCCGGAGCTTTTCGACAAGCGAGCGGTGGTGTACCGGGCGTTGAAGCAAATGAAGATCCCCAACATCACCGAATTGATGCCTGCGGTGGCCGAGCCTATGGAGATCAACGCCGCCGAGGAGAACGCCGCAATGTCGGTAGGTCGTGCTGCCTACGCGTACCCGCACCAGAATCAGTTTGCACACATTCAGGCGCACCTGGACTACGCGTTGAATCCGATGTTGGGTAGCAACCCGATGATTGCACCTACGTACCTGCCGATGGTAATGGAACACTTGAAACAGCACCTCATGCTCTGGTACATTAACCACATGAACGGATATGTGGAGGAGTCGCTTGGAGGAAAAGTTAAAGATTACCACATCGCTGGAATTACAGGTGATATTGATAAGCTTTATGCTTTGGCTTCTCAGCATACTATTCTTGATGTTGAGGAATCATTTGCGAAGGTCATGCCCGCCATCCAGCAGCTCCAGCAAGTTATGGCGCAGCTCGCGCCGAAGCCGCCGATGGACGGTGGTGATCGCGTCATTCTGGAAACGTCTATGGCCGAGACGAAGCGGCGGGCGGAAAAGGACAAGGCAGATCTCGCGCTCGAAAAAGAGCGAATGATCCAGGAGGCAATACGCGCGAACCGGGAGCAGCAGATAAAGATCGCGCTGAATGCGTCGGATAATCTTACCGACGAACGAATCAAGACTGCAGAGATCACCCGAGACACGGTGGCTTTGCAGCAGGAGCAGCAGTTGGCTGCATTAACCGCGCTGCAAGGCGCATCTGAGACCTTAAGGAGTCCTCAAAATGGCAACCTCTGATCAAGAGCAAATGAGCGAAGCGGTGCGGCAGCATGCCCGTCTCGCGATGGGTGCAAAGATTTCCGGCACCTCGCTGCAGGCCAAGGGTAATGAAGGCAAGAAGTCGTCTTCCAACACCCGTGGTAACGCTTCCCAGGGCGCTCTTGCCCGCGTGAAGTCGAAGTAAATGCTAGTTCGGTCGACTTCGGAGTTCATCTCTATGGTGAAGGCCGAGCAAGGTCGAATTTCTCAATCACTCGTCGAGGGTCACGCGGTAAATTTTGAGACTTACCAGCGCCTCGTTGGCCAGCATCAAGGGCTTGCAAAAGCCCTGGATATACTCGATGAGATATTAAAGGAACCAGATGATAATGAATGAACCGGTTGCTTCGAATGAAGCCGCGTTACGGGAAGCATTTCCCGAGGTGGACCCGGGTGCCGCACCAGTTGGAGGTCGTATTCTGGTGCAATGGCGTCAAACGATCAAAAAGACCACTGCCTCAGGCATAGTCCTTGTAGAAGAGACAAAAGAGACTGAGAAGTGGAACAATCAGGTAGCAAAAGTGATCGCCGTGGGTCCGTTGGCATTTAAGAAACGAGACACACTCGAACCCTGGCCCGAGGGTAATTGGGTCGAGGTGGGAGACTTCGTTCGGGTGCCGAAATGGGGTGGCGATCGCTGGGAAGTGCCTTTCGGAGATCCTACGATAGGCGAGACCGCCCTTTTCTCGGTATTCAATGACCACGAGGTGATCGCCAAGGTCACCGGAGATCCGCTGAAAGTGAGGGCATTCCTATGAGTGAACAGGACAAAGATTTACAGGTGGCCGAGGAGCAGGACGGCTCGGCGGTCGTGCAGCTTCCGGAGGGTGAATCATCGCCCCAGGACCCCCCGGCGGGGGATTCGGAGGACCACGAAGATAGTTCGGAGGGGTCCGAGGAGGTCGATCCGGAACGGCAAGCTATTCGGGCGGCGCGGCGAGAGGAGCGACAGCTCAAGAAGCAGCTCACGAAGGCCAAGATCAGTGAGTCGCAGCAGCTGATCAACCAGCTTCGGCGTCAGAACGAGCAGATGGCCGAGCGTTTGTCGGTCCTGGAGAAGCGGACGGCGGGTTCGGATATGGCTCGGCTGGACAAGGCGATCGAAGACTCCCATCTGAAGCTGCAATTCGCCAAGATGGAGATCAAAAAGGCCACGGAGCTTGCCGACGGACAGGCTTTGGCGGATGCTCAGGAACAGTGGTACGAGGCTCGACGCCAAGCCGAGGCCCTCGAAGCCCTCAAAAAGCGCGCGGTAAATAATTCGGACGGCTCTTCGGTACCTAAAGCACCCGATCCGCGCCTCAAGAAGCTCGCTTCGAACTGGATGGCGCGCAATGAATGGTACGACCCTAACGGGAAGGACCTCGACTCGAAGGTTGCAATTAAGGTGGACGAGGCTCTGACCGAGGAGGGATATGATCCCACCAGTGAGGAGTATTGGGAGGAGCTCGATAGTAGATTGACAAAATACCTTCCGCACCGTTATAATTCGTCGAACGACGATAGGTCTTCGTCCATTAATAGGAAACCCCGTTCCGTGGTTACTGGGTCAGGTCGAGAAGGCAGCGTATCAGCAGGCGGCAGCGAGTTCAGGCTGTCACCCGAGCGTGTCCGCGCCATCAAAGATGCTGGGCGCTGGGATAATCTTGAAGAGCGCAAGAAAATGATCCGCAAGTACATGGAATACGACCGCCAGAATGGCACGAGGGGCTAAAGATGAAAGACGAAAGACTTAAAAAAGATTTATCAGTAGGCGGACGCGAGTCCCGCGCGATGCAGGACGCAAATCTGCGTGGTTCGGCTACGGATGAAATGGCAAGCGCACAGGAGCGTCGTAGGATGTTCCGCAATGAGTGGATTCAAGAATCCCTCCCAAAGCCACCGGATATTCCGGGGTTTCACTTGTGCTGGCTTTCCACCACCAACGGGTATGACCCGATTCACAAACGGATGCGCATGGGCTATCAGCCAGTCCGAATCGAAGAAGTTCCAGGCTTTGAAAACTACAAAGTTAAAGCCGGGGAGCATGAAGGGTTCGTGGCTTGCAATGAAATGCTACTCTATAAGCTGCCTCAAGAGATTTACCAGCAGATTATGGAAGAGCTGCACCATTATGCCCCTCAGGACGAAGCCGATAAAATTCGGGTTCAGGCTGAGAACCTTCCGCGCGATAGCCGGGGTCGTCCTCTCGGAATGGTCGAAGAGGGTACAAGTGAACTTGAAAAACCTCAACCCGTGCCGGTGTTCTTATGACACCTTCGGGTTTAATTAACCTTTTATAGGAGTACAGCAATGTCTGCTACCAGTGCTCCCTTTGGCTTGCGCCCAGCCTACCATCCTTCGGGTCTGGACCGTGCTTCGGCGCTTGCAAACGGGATTCAAGCAGTATCTACGAGCGGCAACGTCTCGGCTGGTTACGCCACCACGATTCTTAAGGGGCAACCGGTCAAGATGAACACTGCCGGTTACATCGAGGTCGCTGGAGCCGGTGACGCCTTTTTGGGCGCCTTCGCTGGTGTCGAGTGGACCGATGCCACTGGCCGTCGCCGCGTTTCTAACTATTGGCCCGCGAACGAGTCATTCCAGGTCGGTTCGGTGATCGCATATTATTACAGCGATCCCAATATTGTGTACGAGATCCAGACCGCTGGAACTCTGCCACAGACCTCCATTGGTGACGAGTTTGATCTGAGCAACACGACCGCTGGTTCTACGACCACGGGACTGTCGCAAGCGACCCTCAGCATTACACCTGCTGGATCGGGTAACAACGCTCAGATGCGCATCATTGATATCGCGCCTTATCCCGACAATGCTTGGGGTGATCCGTATGTCATTGTTCGCGCCGTTATCGCCGAATACCAGTACGGTGCTATTGATATTACCGGCACCAAGTACTATCCTGCAGCCATTTAAGGAGGATAAGTCATGGCAGCCCCGATGCGCAGTACAGACTTTCGGAGTATTGTTGAGCCTATCCTCAATGAATGCTTCGACGGTGTTTACGACCAACGTAAAGATGAGTGGTCCCGCGTGTTCCGTGAGGAGCAAGGGATTCCCCGTAACTATCACGAAGAGCCAGTCCTGTACGGATTTGGCGCCGCGCCCCAACTGCCTGACGGTACCCCGGTATCGTACCAGCAGGGCGGCGTGCTCTTCCTCAAGCGCTATGTATACAGTGTGTATGGCCTCGCCTTCGCATTGACCAAAGTGCTCGTGGAGGACGGCGACCACATCCGCATTGGTCAGGTTTATGCGCGTCACTTGGCTCAGTCCCTGATTGAGACCAAAGAGACGCTCTCGGCCAACGTGCTTAACCGCGCCTTTAACAGCGCGTACCCCGGCGGTGACGGCGTTCAGCTGAACTCCGCTTCACACCCGATCGTCAACGGCACTTTCAGCAACCTGCTGACTACGCCCGCGAACCTGTCGCAGACCTCGCTTGAGCAGATGCTCATCCAGATCCGTCAGGCCGTGGACAACAACGGCAAGAAGATCCGTCTGGTTCCCCGCCAATTGGTGGTGGCCCCGGGCAACGTCTTCCAAGCCGAGGTGCTCCTGAAATCCGTCTTGCGTGCTGGTAACGCGAACAACGACATCAACCCGATCAAGTCCATCGGACTGCTCGACGAGGGTGCTGCTGTTCTGTCGCGTCTTACCTCAGCCAACGCTTGGTGGGTCCAGACTGACGCTCCTGAGGGTATGAAGCTGCTCATGCGCCGTTCGCTTGAGAAGACCATGGAAGGTGATTTTGAGACCGATTCCATGCGTTACAAGGCCACGGAGCGTTATGACGTTGGCTTCACTGATCCCCGTGCGATGTACGGCACGCCCGGCGTTTAAAGGAGAACACCATGTCCCTGACTAACTTCCCCAATGGGATCACTAGCTTCGGGGTGCCGGTTCTTGGAACTATCGGCGGATTACCGTTTACTGGGAACTACTATTTCGTAGACCCGGTGAACGGTGCCGACGGTAATGAGGGCAGTGTTGAGCTGCCCCTCAAGACCCTTTATGGCGCTCTCGCTAAATGCACGGCGGGCAACAACGATGTGGTAGTGCTTATGGGCAATGGGGCGGCGTCAGGTTCTGCGCGTCTCTCCACGGAACTAGCACAGACCATTAATTCGTCGGCCACCACGGGCACGCTCAATTGGAACAAAGACGCTACTCACCTGATTGGCGTCTGCGCTCCCACCGGCGTTGCCCAACGTGCTCGTATCGCTCCTCCCACCGGCACCTACACGGCTGCTACTTTCAATTCGGACGCATTCATTAATGTGACCGCCTCGGGCTGCTACTTCGCGAACATTTCGGTGTTCTGTGGCTTCTCGACCGGTTCCGCAAGCATGATTGCCTGGACGGATAGTGGCTCGCGTAATGCCTATTCAAACGTTAACATTTATGGAATGGCCGACGCTGCCTCCGCAGGTGGCGCTAACGCCCGTTCCCTGAAGCTTAACGGCGGCGGTGAACACACGTTCATCAATTGCACGCTCGGCGGTGACACGGTAGCTCGTGGCGCAGCCAATGCGACCGTCGAATTGGCCGGTGGCACGGCGCGTAATTCATTCGTGGATTGCGTGTTCCCGTTCCAGTGCAGTGCTGGCACTCCGATTGCTCTCAAGGTCGGCGCAGCGTCCGGTATGGATCGTTACGCGATGTTTAAGGGCTGCTCGTTTATCAACAATGTGGGTTCTACCTCCACCACCATGACCGCTCTGGCGACTTTAGCCTCATCCGCCGGTGGCCAAGTGGTGATTCAGAACTCCATGATGATCGGCGTAGGCGAGTTCGGGTCCGATGCTGCTTCCCTGGGTCAGATTTATGTTGATATGGCTGCGCCGAGTGCTTCGGCGGGCGGTATCGGCGTGAATCCGAGCTAATGAATTCCCAAGGGGGAGACCTCTTGGGGTTCTAATATAAGGAGCCAGAAATGGGTCAGTTCAAGCCAATGGTCAAGATGGAGACCACGGAGCCCTCCGTTATTCTGAAGCTGAAGAAGGGTGGCTCTGCTACCTTTGATCGGATGAAGAAAGAGGGCGCGAAGGAAGGTTTCAAGCCGGTAAAAAAGATGGACGGTGGGGCAATGGGCGCTTTAGCGGGTACCCCGGCTCCCACAACTCCGATGGGTAATCCGATGGCAGCAAAGGCAATGGCCACCCGCCGTATGGCGAAGCGTCCTGCACCAATGCCGCGTGGTACCCCGTCGATTGGGCGTCCTAAAGCACCCCCGATGCCTCCGATGGCAGCGGGTCCGGCGATGTCGCCCCCTGTGATGAAGAAGGGCGGCAAGATGGACGCTGCAGCGAAGTTGAAGAAGCACGCCGACATGCCCGCAAGCAAGGCTCATAAGGGTCTGAAGACTGGCGGTATTGCGAAGTCTACGAAACCTGCGCAGTATGCAACCGGCGGTGTGATTAACGCCCAGGGTGGCTTCAAGAACGGTGGGATCATCAAGACTACCGCGAAGAAGACCACCAAGCATGTGACGGCCAAGCCCGATCACAATTCTGCACCTACTGGGGATGTGAAGCTGGGTAATGCTGGTGGCTACAAGCATGGGGGTGCGGCTGCAAAAAAGCATTTCGCGGCGGGGGGGCGTGTTGATTCTGGCCATCCCGTCGCAATGCCGCAAGGGAACAAACCACCGTCAACTCCGGTATCTATAAACCAGCTGTCCGGCACGTTCAAGCGTGGCGGTAAGGTAAAGAAATCGGATAAGTCGTGCTGAATAGGGTGAGGGCTTCGGCCCTCATTCTTTAAGGACTTTCACATGAAATTACAAACCGTATCGCAAACAGGAGTAGGGTCAAGCACTCCGATCGTCATGAATCTTAACGCGACGCCGTTTAATGTAGGCTTCGGCGTGATTAAGACCGGGACAGTCAATTATACGGTGCAGCACACTTTTGACGATCCTACCGGCTCCTTATCGAATTGGTTTCCTCACCCGACCGTAGCTGCAGAAATCGCTAATGCTGATGGCAACTATGCTTTCCCGGTTACCGCGATTCGAGTTACTATGAATTCGGGTGATGGTACAGTAACACTGAAATTAATCCAAGCGGGAATCGCTTAACATGGCTGGCGGTGTTGGCTTCGAGAATGTAGCCGACTTTGCCAATACCTACCCAGGTACGGCTTCCGGTGCGGTAGCTGATGCTAGTAACGGATTTGGAGAAGATCTGGGTGGGCAGTCAGTAATCGTTCGAGGTCCGCTCCCCCCTCCTGGTGGCCCATACTATATTCTGATGGAGAATTCCGGGTATGTGCTGCAAGAGGACGATGACAAGATAGAATTGGAGTCTTGAGATGGCAGACACTAAGATCTCGGCGATGACCGCAGCGGCGCTGCCGCTAACGGGCGTGGAACTTGTGCCGATTGTTCAAGGCGGGGTCAACAAGAAGACGACGGTCGCTGATATAGACGCCTACAACCGCGCTTATGGGTCGTGGAGCGACAATACCGATCAAGCGGGCAGCACGGTGGCCGGTGTGCCGATGACTTACAACACCGCAGATGTCACGGACGGGATCACGCTTGTCAGCGGCAGTCAGATCACCGTACCCAATACCGGTGTCTACGATCTTCAGTTTAGCGCTCAGTTTCAGAACACGGACAATGCTCAGCATGAAGTGTGGATTTGGGCGCGGGTCAATAACGTGGATGTTCCGAATTCGGCGACCATCATCACGGTGCCAGCACGCAAAAACAATAACGTCTATGGTTACGCTGTAGCGGCGTGGAATCTGTTCTTTTCACTGAATTCTGGTGACTACATAGAACTGATTTGGCTTAAGTCAAACGCCCTAGTCACGATGGAACATGCGCCGGTTTCTGTGAGTCCCGCAATACCGGCGACCCCCTCAGTGATTGTTTCTGTGCAGCAGGTGTCTTAATGCCCGCCAAGAGCCAAGCGCAGTTTCGACTGATGAAGGCCGCGGAGAACAATCCAAAATTCGCGAAGAAGGTCGGGATTAAGCAGTCCGTAGCCAAAGAGTACACCGAGTCGAACGTGGGGAAGAAGTCCTACGCAAAGCTTCCGGCTAAAATGGCCGATGGCGGTTTATACGAGAATATTAACGCCAAGCGGGCGAGGATTGCCGCCGGGTCGGGCGAAAAGATGCGCAAGCCCGGTGCTCTTGGCGCCCCTACGGCACAGGCGTTTAAAGAGTCGGCTAAAACTGTCAAGAAGGCCTCGGGTGGTGGGGTATCACTCGCCGTGGGTCGAGGCGAGAAGCTCCCGGTGTCGAAGGGGGCGGGCTTGACGGCAAAGGGTCGAGCAAAGTATAATCGCGAGACGGGGAGTAATTTAAAGGCTCCCCAGCCTGAGGGCGGTCCGAGAAAGAGGTCATTCTGCGCCAGAATGAGTGGTATGCCCGGTCCGATGAAAGATGAGAAGGGACGTCCGACGAGAAAAGCGGCGTCATTGGCAAGATGGAAATGCTAAATGGCTACATCGGGAACTTACGGCGCGACCATAATCAATGTGCAAACGCTCATTGACCACGGTGCACGACGTTGTGGGAAGCTTGCTGAAGAATTAACATCGGAACAGGTCCTATCTGCACGGCAGAGCCTGTATTACTTGCTCTCGAATCTCATAAACAAGGGGATTCAGTATTGGGCAATCGATAAGAAGGTATTTGGCCTTAAGGCTGATCAGGCGGTCTATTCACTACCGGTAGGGGCGAATGATGCTCTGAACGTGCTGTACCGCACCATGAACCGCCCTACGGGTAGTTATTTTACCTCGGCGGGCGGTAACGTCCAGAACGCTTTCGACAGCGACATTGATTCGGTGTTCACCCAGGTTTCGCCCAACGGCAACGTTGGGGTTAACTTTGGATCAAATGATCCCGTATACATAGGCTCAGTCGGGATTCTCCCGTATGTGGCCGGTGGCGGCTCTGCTACTTGGGAGCTGGAGTTGCAGTATTCGGTGGACGGCTCCACGTGGAACACCCTCTACGACTATGGTGAAGTGGTCGTAACCGATAACCAATGGATTTGGCACGATATCGAACCCGGGCAAACCGTGCCTTGGTACCGGCTTGTGGCCTCCAACGGCACCACGCTGTCGCTGCGGGAACTGTACTTTGGGAACAACTCCCGTGAGATCCAAATGGCGCGGCTAAACCGCGACGACTACACGAATCTGCCGAACAAGAATTTTACGGCGAATCAGCCCTACCAGTTCTGGTTTAATCGGACGATCCCGCAGCCTGAGATCTATCTTTGGCCGGTACCGTCGGATCCGTTCATCCAGATGACCGTATGGTATTCACGGCAGATCCAAGACGTGGGTGACCTCACCGATGAGTTGGAGATTCCGCAGCGCTGGTATTTAGCCGTCCAGGATATGCTGGCCCACCAGATGGCGCTGGAACTCCCCCAGGTAGCCGTGGATCGTATCACCTACTTGGAACGGCAGGCCGAAAAACGCTTGTACGAGGTCGAGCAGGAAGAGCGCGACAAATCCCCGATCTATTGGGCGCCGAACATCTCGGTGTACACACGATAATGCCCCTCTTCTTAAATACTCGTGGGTATTCTTCTATCGCGATCGCCGTGTGCGACCGCTGCAAGATGAAGCGCCCATATTCTGTTATGCGGAACGACCCTAATTTTCCGGGTCTCCGCGTATGTGACCAAGGCTGCGCCGACCAGAAGGACCCTTACCGGCTTCCAGCACGCAAGACCGAGCGTATTGCGCTGCGCTTTCCGCGCCCCGATGTCTCTGTTGCGGTGCAAGATAATAACCTTATCACGACCGGGTATGGTGGGTATGTGGTGTCGACGCAACAAAATAATAGCAACCCAAGCAACAACGGGAATCTAACAGGTATCGAGGTGTAGCGTGGCCAATGTAACTATTACCCAATTACCCGCCGCAGGACCAATAACCGGCACCGAATCGGTTCCGATCGTTCAGAACGGGCAGACGGTTCAGACGACGACCGCAGCCATCGCCGCCTCGCCGAATCAATTCCAGACATTCATTACGCTGAACCAAGAGCCGACCCTGCCCGCCTCTCGTGCGTTATCCGGGAGCACTGGTGTCGGATTGGTGGATGGTGGGGCGTTAAGCTCGCTGCAGATTACCTTAAACGGTGTCTCGGGTAGTCTCGAATCCTCTGGTCCGGGCATGCTGGCTAAGGTCGGTGGCACCGTGGTTCCGAGGGCCTTCGTCGCCTCTGGGAGCGGTCTGCAGGTAACGGACGGTAATGGTATAGCAGGGAACCCTACGGTGAGCCTCACGGGGGCGCTCTTGGCCCTCGCTGGGCTATCTGGATCGGGCATTATCAGTCTAGTGAATTCGAATTCGGTAACGACTTCCGAGATCCTAGGCACCGCGAACCAGATTACGGTTGCGAATGGCCTAGGAATCGGGAATCCGACGATCTCTATTACGACTGACCCTATTCTCCCTGGTACCGGAGCAGTCACTATTCCCAAAGGAACGACTGCGCAGCGGCCAAGTGGCATAGACGGGATGATTCGGTTTAATACCGAGACGAGCGCCTACGAGACTTTTGATACGACCGGCGGATGGTCCACGCTTCCGTCTGGCGCGGTGACGCAAATAAACACTGGTACGGGATTAACCGGTGGCCCGATTACGACTAGCGGAACCATTTCAATTGCGGACACCGGAGTTTTTGCAAATGTTTATGGCTTTACCGATTCTGTTCCGCAGTTGACAATTAATCCTCAGGGGCAAATTACTAGCGCCAATAATATTTCTATACAAATTGACGCCTTTCAAACAGTTAGTGGAATTTTTCCGATTGAACGTGGTGGTATTGGTTTAGATACTTTTGCTGCTGGCGATATTTTGTACTACAGCGCCGGCTCAAGTTTTTCAAGGTTACCAATTGGTGGTTCAAATTACGTACTTACGTCTAGCGGTTCGGTGCCTCAATGGAGTGATCCAACAACCATACTTATAGGGTCTGCTACTAACATTGATGGCGGAGCGCCTGGATCTCTTCCATATCAATCAAACGTTTCAATCACTAATTTTTTGCCATTAGGGCCGCAAGATTATTTGTTGCGTGCCGGTGCATTCCTTCCCGAATATGTTGATCCCGCAACAGTAACAATAGGCATAGCAACAGTTGCAACGAACCTGCAAGGTGGTACTGCTGGATCTATTTCTTATCAGACCGGAGTCAACGCCAGCACGTTCCTACCTCTTGGAACATCAACATACTTATTGCGTGCCGGAGCATCTGCTCCTGAATATGTTGATCCTGCGTCGGTCACCGTCGGTCTAGCAACAAACGCCACCACATCTACAAATCTTGCAGGCGGAGCAGCGGGTTCTATCCCCTATCAAACCGCATCGGGCGTCACAGCGATGTTGGCCACCTCCTCGGGGGTTTTGGTGGGGGGTACGACACCGTCTTACAGCACCGCTCCATCGTTGACTGGTACCAATTTCACGAGCATACCGAATGCGGCGCTCGACAACAGTGCTGTCACGATTGGAACCACTTCTATATCGCTTGGTTCGTCTTCGTTGACTCTTGGTGGCCTGACAACAGTAACGGTCACTCAAAACCCAACTAATGCGCTTGATCTTGCCACTAAGCAATATGTGGACGGTCTGGTCGTATCTGGAATCCACTATCACGCGCCTGTACGGGTTGAGTCGCCAATAAACCTCAACGCTACATACAACAATGGCGCATCCGGGGTAGGAGCGACGCTGACCAACGCTGGCACCCAGGCTGCGCTCGTAATTGATGGCGTCACTTTGAGCCTTAACGATCGGGTTTTAATTTATACCCAGACAGATCAGACACAAAACGGCATTTACTATGTGAGCGATGTCGGTTCAATCTCAACAAACTGGGAATTGACACGGGCCACTGACGCAGACACATATGGTCTAGCAAGCCCAGACACCTTGGGAGAAGGCTCCACCGTATTCGTGCAAGAAGGTGACACCGGTGCCGGTGAGCTTTATCTCTGCAATACCGTTGGCACGATCGTCTTTGGTACAACGCCCATCACATTTGTGCAGATATCGTCTGCGCAGATCTATTCTGCCGGCACGGGACTAACGCTTACCGGCACGCAGTTTTCTGTTACGACTAACGGCATCACAGACGCGCTCTTTAGACAGTCTGCGGGTCTCTCGGTGGTCGGAAGATCAACGAACAGCACAGGCAATGTGGCAGACATCACCGCCGCGTCTGACTATCAGGTCTTGCGTCGGTCTGGCACCTCAATCGGGTTTGGTGCGGTAGCGCTCGATCAGTCAGGGGCCATCACGGGAACCTTGGCCACCGGCAATGGCGGTACGGGGCTATCTACATACACTGCAGGAGATCTGGTTTATTACGCGACCGGTACGGCGCTATCAAAGCTCGCTATTGGTACCAGCACATACCTTCTCACATCTTCTGGAACCGCGCCGCAGTGGAGTGATCCTGCAGGAGTTACGGTGGGGGTTGCGACCAATGTCGCTGGCGGTGGAGCAGGCCAGATTGTTTACAACACCGCATCGGGAACGACTTCGTTCATTACTGCGCCAACGGTTGCTAACACCAATCTCTCGTGGAGTGGATCGGCATTCACATGGAATGCGGCATTTGATCCTGCGTCTCCTGGGCCGATAGGTGGTACCACTCCTGATGCCGGTACGTTCACCACATTGACTGCTACGGGGCAAACGAGTTTAGGTGGTAGTGCCGGTGGCGAAGGCTTGCGAGTTTTAAATGTCGCATCAACTGTAAATTATTTAGAAATACAAGGAGCGACCGCTACAAACGGCCCAATAGTCACCACTGTTGGAACAGACACAAACATACCGCTAAATTTCAGAGTAAAAGGTTCTGGTTCATTTCGTTTCAACACCAACAATACATTGGGAACAGAGCAATTCCGCGTAGCCCACACCGCCTCTGCGGTGAACTATGTACAGGTGACGGGTGCGGCTACTACGGCAGCGCCGGTTATTTCGGCACAGGGTTCTGATGCAAACATTGTCTTGCGAGTCGCCAGTAAAGGTACTCAGGTCATTGCGTTTTCTACAAACTATTCTGGCTCGGGTACGGGTAACACACAATTTACGGTTTCACACACCGCTAATAGCGTTAACAACTTAAATGTTTCTGGTGCTGTTACTGGTGCTGCTCCTAATCTTTCGACATCAGGCGGTGACACCAACATAGACCTAGCACTAACACCCAAAGGAACAGGAAGGGTCACCACAGCCGCCGCAATAGTCGCTACTGGTGGTATTTCTGGTGGTACGTTTTAACTAAAGGAAATTTTCATGGCACTCTCAAAATCAATTGACACCGACTTTGGACTTCCTGCTACCTACTGGAACATTGGAGCGGTCGCTGAAGACTTCAAAGGCAAAGGCACAGAAGTGACCTTTTACGGCTACGCGTCGAAAGAGGCGCGAGACGCTGGTAAACAGCCTCTGTCTGCTGGTAAGGTTCAGATTGCGGGTGATGAATATGTAGCTGGGGCAGATCGCGCACAACTGTACGCCATCATTAAGCAGCGTCCAGAATTTGAGGGTGCCGGAGATTGCTGAACATGATCTCAACACTTTTCAGTATTCAATTTAGCATTTTCGGAGGTACCTTCTAATGGCACAGACCGGCTTTACCCCAATCATCACCTATCACTCAACGACGCCTGCGGCCGTCCCGCTGGCGGCCGATTTGGCCCCAGGAGAACTCGGGCTCAACATCGCAGACATGAAGTTGTACTGCGAAAACGCATCTGGCGTAGTTACATTGCTTGCGGATGCGTCAGCAACCGGAACAGTAACTTCTGTCAGTGGCACGGGATCTGTTAACGGCATTACGCTTACAGGAACGGTTACATCATCTGGAAATTTAACTCTTGGTGGAACGCTTTCAAACGTAAGTTTGACAACTCAAGTCACCGGAACATTGCCTGCAGGTAATGGCGGCACCGGAATTACTTCTCTTGGTTCTGGTATAGCAACTTGGCTTGGTACCCCATCGTCAGCGAATCTTGCTTCAGCGGTGACCGACGAAACCGGGTCTGGATCATTGGTTTTTGCAACCTCTCCGGTATTAGTCACCCCGAACTTGGGTACGCCGTCTGCGGTGACGCTTACCAACGGAACCGGTCTTCCACTATCAACGGGAGTGACTGGCACCCTTGCAGTAGTTAACGGCGGTACCGGGCAAACAACCTACACCGACGGTCAATTGCTGATCGGAAACACCTCCGGCAATACCCTCAATAAAACTACGCTAACAGCCGGAACGGGCATATCGGTCACTAATGGCGCTGGGTCTATCACGATCGCCAATACGGGCCTTACAGCCTATCCTGGGGCTGGTATAGCGGTATCTACGGGTTCAGCCTGGACTACGTCTTTGACCGCTCCATCGGGGGCAATTGTAGGCACTACAGACACCCAGACGCTTACCAACAAAACGATCACGCAACGGGTCAGTTCCACAACGACCATATCTTCCCCTCTTGCTTGGGATAGCGACGATTACGACATATATGCTGCGACCGCTCAAGCAGGTGATTTAACAATTAATGCGGACGCTGGGACGCCGACTAACGGTCAAAAGATGATCTTTCGGTTTACCTGCGATGGAACGATTAGAACAATCACGTTTACTGGCGGCGCAAGCAATGCCTTTAAACCAGTAGGAGCCAATTTGACTGTTTCCGGAAGCAATTTTACTTATGCGCTTACAGCCAGTAAGACCACATATTTTGGTTGCATATTTAATTCGGCCAGCAGTCGCTGGGAAGTCATTGCTATATCACAGGAGGCGTAATGATTAAGATTGATTTTGAATTTCAAACAATACATGGCACTTTTCGAGATGCCTTGTATTTACCGGAAGATCACAATTTTACGGACGCTGAAATTCAATCTATGAAGGAAGGTCGAAGAGATGATTGGCTTAATTTGTTAAACCAACCCACGCCACGCCCTGAAATTGTTTCAATTGATGGTGTGGATTACGAAAAAGTAGAAATCGACGGTCAGTTTTTATTAAAACCAATTGCTGCGTAAGGAACACTTCAAATGGCAGATCGTTATTGGGTAGGTGGGACAGACACTTGGGATGCAACCGCAGGAACCAAATGGGCAACCACATCTGGTGGCCCCGGCGGTGCTTCAGTTCCAACAGCCGCAGACGATGTCTTCTTTGACGCAAACTCTTCTGGCACTTGCACCATTGCGAATTCAACAACCGCAAAATCCATTAACTGCACTGGTTTTACTGGACACATATTTTTAAATACCGATATTAATATTTATGGGAGTTTTATTCTTAGTGCTGGCATGACTTATGACCCCAGTTTTCGTGCCTTGTACTTGTACGGCACGGGAACATTGGACATGGCGGGAAAAAATGCAGGCACAACTCGCATACAAAGCGGAGCGAATGTTACCTTGGCCTCTGCATTGTCTATTGGCGGTGATTATAGAATATTTTTTATTGACGGCGGGACATTTACTACAAATAATTACAATGTTTTGTGCTGGTCATTTTTGTCCAATGTAACGAGCGCAAGAACAATTAATTTGGGATCTAGCACAATAACCATAAGAATTGATAGCGGCGACTTTGTAGTTCTGAACACCACAAATCTAACATTTAATGCTGGAACATCCACATTTGCTAATACAAGTAATAATTGGGGAACGGATAATATCTCAGGAAATGTTAATTTTTATAACATGGATTTGACTTGGGGGAGTACCAGAAATTTTAACTCTGCAATGTCATTTAACAACTTAACGCTTGGCACTGCAAATACTGGTGTAATAAGAAACTCTTTTGCTGGAAATATAACGGTAAACGGAACGTTAAATTCCTCTGGATCCAGTCCAATAAATAGAAATTGGTTGTTTTCTAATACATATGGCACGCAGAGAACTTTTACCGTTAACGCAATTTCCGCTACCGACAGCGATTTTAGAGATATAGCATTAGCCGGTGCTGCATCTCCGGCTACCATTACAAGGGCTGGCGATTGTGGCGGCAACTCCAATATTACTTTTCCTGCGCCAAAAAATGTATATCGAGTTGGCAGCAGCAATGTTTGGGCGTCCGACAGTTGGTCTTTAACAAGCGGTGGCGCCGTTAATTTAAATAATTTTCCTTTAGCGCAAGACACAGCAATTGTTGACAATTCATCATTTAATCAATTGCGACTTATTGGGTACAATCTTGGGACGTTGGATGCAAGCGCTAGAACCACCGCGCTTACATTGTCAACTACAAACGCGTCTCCCATGATAATTTACAAAGATTACATTTATGGCACCGGAATTACATGCACCCTTACTGGTTCTGGGGCACTTATAGTTTTTAATGGAAGAAATGTGACATCAACAGTCACTACATTAAATAAATCCACATTTAACATCGCAATTGACATGTTAAATGGAACTTGTGCTTTAGGATCAGCCTTTACCCCTCAGACTACAACTGGTGCGTGTATTCAGTTGACCAGGGGAACATTTGCTACTAATAATTACACTATCACGTGTTCTGGGGGCGCTTGGTCGGGTTCTTTTTCTTCCGGTGGAAGTATTGCAAGAACTGTAAATGCAGGGACGTCTTTGTGGTTAATGAACTCAAGAGATAATAACAATTACATTTGGAATGTTTCTGGATCTAATTTAACATGGACTGCTACAGATGCCGTTTTACGCCATGTTTTAGGGGTAAGTGACGTTACTTTTATAGGTGGTGGTCAAAATTATCAAAACACAGCAATTGATCTTGGTACCAGTGCCAGATTAAGAATAGAGGGTAACAATACATTCAGCAAAATAACAAATAGTTTTTCATCTATTGGTGCGGCAGCCGTTAGATTTAGAAACACTCAGACACAAACTTTTACAAATTGGTTGGCTACAGGCGCATCGGGGAGAGTTTTAACAATTGATTCGTATACCGCCGGAAGTAGAGCAAATATTGTCTTAACAAACGCTATTGGTTTTTCAGACAATATAGATTATTTAAACATTCGAGATATCAACGTTACTCAAGCAAATAAATTTTATGCTGGCGCCAACTCTACTAACAGTGGGAACAACATAAATGTGATCTTTACGGCGCCGCCAGCACCGGTGATATCAACCGGCAACATGTTGATGTTATTCATGTGAGATGAGCAAATGACTACCGACATCGAACTGCTAAAGGCGCAAGCCAAGATTGAACTTGATAAGTTAGAAGCCCAGGCCGCTGCCAAGGATGTTGCTGGTAAAGCAATTGGTAAGCACGGGCTACCCTACATCACAGTCATAGTAGTCATCGGCGTCATTGCCAGCATATTCCTTGACGAGAGCAAAATGGCTGCGGTGATGGGCTTGTTGGGTGCTTCGCTTACCGCCTTGATCTCAATGATGAACGGCATTGCTGGTACGGCACCGAAGCAAGAGCGCCCAGAGTTTGAGGTCATCAAGACTCTCATCGACAGACTAGACAAGCTGGCAGACAAAGCCGAGCCTATGGCAGTCACGGTGGATGGCGAGCGGGTAATAGTACGGAAAGGTGACGATGTGGTTACGACCGGAAAGGGAAAGTAAATGCTACCCATTGCCGCACTGCTATCTATAGGTGAAAAGGTACTAGACAAGGTACTTCCTGACCCTGCTGCCAAAGCAGAAGCCCAGGCCAAGCTCATGGAAATGGCACAGAAGGGACAGTTGGCTGAACTCCAGGCCGACATGAATGAGCAGGACAACCTCACGGAGCGTGCCAAGGCAGATATGGCATCTGACTCTTGGCTGTCAAAGAACATCCGCCCCATGACGCTGATCTTCATTCTCGTGGTCTACACCGTCTTTGCCATGATGTCTGCCTACGGGTACAACGCCAACGAGTCCTATGTCACCCTGCTAGGCCAGTGGGGCATGTTGATCATGAGCTTCTACTTTGGCGGTCGTACGCTTGAGAAGATTCTGGCTATGAAAGAAAAGAAATGACCCAACTGACCAAGAACTTTAGCCTTGCCGAGATGGTGAAGTCTGAGACCGCACTTCGTCATGGCATGGAAAATAACCCTGGCCCAGACGAACTGAACAACTTGCTGAACCTCTGCGCCAACGTGTTGCAACCGATCCGTGACCACTACCAGAAGGGCGTCAAGGTAAATTCGGGCTATCGTTCGCCGGAGGTAAACGCTCAAGTAGGGGGGTCCAGGACCTCGGATCATTGCCGGGGAATGGCTGCTGACATTGAAATACCGGGAGTACCAAATGCAGATCTGGCTGCTTATATTCGAGACCACTTGGCTTACACACAGCTTATTTTGGAATTTTATACTCCTGGCATACCTGACAGTGGTTGGGTTCATGTTAGTTACGATGATAAAGATCTGAAGAAACAGGTCTTGACTGCAACGAAAAAAGACGGAAAGACGGTGTATCTCCCCGGTCTGGTACCCTGAAATTGACAAAATAATACTTTTTATAGGAAAATTAGGAATGGACAAGGCAGCTACCGCGAACCTCATGATCGAAGAGAGCATGGCTCGAATCGACAAGCACGAGGCTATATGTGAGATTCGGTATGCGTCGATTGATTCTCGACTTAAGCGTATCGAACAAATTTTGATGGGGTCGGTGGCCTTCATCATCACGATACTTCTTACCATTGTACTTAAAATTTAGGTGACGCTATGACTGCGGCAGTGGTGATGACGTATGACTCTCTGGTGGCCGACATTGAGTCGTATCTCGAACGGACGGATCAAGCCACGCTGGCAAAGATCCCGACCTTCATTATGCTAGCTGAGCAGCAGATCGCCACGCAGATAAAATTCCTAGGAAATCTGATCGTAAACACTAGTCAGATGGTGCAGGGCGAAGCCATTATCCCGAAGCCCGCCCGGTGGCGCAAGACGGTATCTTTCAACGTTACCGTGGCGGGGCAACGCCAGCCTGTGTTGCTGCGCAAGTATGAATATATTCGTGAATATTGGCCGGATCCCGCGCAGACCGACACACCGAAGTTCTTTTGCGATTATGATTATGACCATTGGCTGGTGGGTCCGACGCCCGATGCTGCATACGACTTCGAGATTCTGTATTACCAGAGAGTCCAGCCATTGGATTCGTCGAACCAATCGAATTGGTTCACTCAGTACGCCCCCCAGGCGCTGCTCTACGGCTCGCTGCTGCAGGCAATGCCATTCCTTAAAAACGACGAGCGAATTCCGATGTGGCGGTCCGAGTATGACATCATTATGACGTCACTCAAGACCGAGGACAACCTCCGAATCGCCGACCGTCAAGCTATCGCGGTGGACTCATGAGCTATATTTCTCCATTTACCGGTACCGTCATTCAGCCGACGGACGTAAGCTTTCGGGCGATTACGCTTGCTGCGAATACGACGCTGAGCTGGCCGATTAATGGCAGCGCCACGGACGACTACGCGGCACGGATCATGAACGTGACCGCCACGACGAGTAGTCTTACGCTGCGTATGCCCCCGGCCAATCAGGCCTCGGTGGGTGAAGACGCCCTAATACGGAACGTTGGTGCTAATACTTTCACGGTCGCGGACTACGACGGAAACACCATCGCCACGGTGGCGGCGGGGTTAGCCAAGTACATCTACATCACTACCAACGCGAACACAGCAGGCACTTGGGGACTAATCGCCTTTGGTGTTGGAGCGTCTGCAATCGACGCTGCGGCACTGGCGGGTAATGGACTCAAGGCGATCGCGACTACGCTGAATAGTGCGTTTAGTGTAACAACTTTTGGTTCTGACTACACAGCGGTCGCCAATGATCGCGCAGAGACCTACGTTTGGACGGGTGGTGCGGGGACTCTTACCTTAACCTCGGCGCCCACCTTGGGCAATGATTGGTTCATGGTGGTAAGAAACGGCGGCACTGGCACCCTGACGATCGCCCCCTCAAGTGGTGATCTGATCAACGGATCGGCAACGATCGCGCTGCAACCCGCCGACTCATGCTTCATCACCTGTTCGGGCGTGGCGTTCTTCACGGTAGGTCTGGGCAAATCGACGCAGTTCAACTTCACGCAGCTCACCAAGGCTGTATCCTCAGGCACCGAGATACTTACCTCGTCCGAGGCTGCAAATGTAATCCAGAAGTACACGGGAACGCTCACAGGTAATGTGACTGTGCAGATCCCGCCAACGATTCAAGTGTACTATGTAACGAACCAGACCGACGGAACGGGTGCGAATTACACAATTACCTTCGAGACTGGTGTGGCCGGTGGTGCTACTGCGGTCGTGCCGGCGGGCGAGCAAGTAATCTTATTGTGTGACTCGTTGAACGTGCTTAACGCTTCTACGGTAGCTGCGGGTGCTACGAGCATTTCTTTGGTAGACGGGACCGCAGGCACTCCCTCGCTGAACTTTGCTTCAGAGACGAATACCGGCATCTACCGTCCAGGGTCGTTCGAGATCGGTATGTCGGTGAACGGTAGTCAACGGTTCGGCCTTACCGCTACTGGTCTTACGATTACTGGCACCGGAACGTTTACCGCAGGTATGTCGGGTGGAACCTTCTAATGACTCAAAAAGTCTTTTCCATCGACACGCAGGCAGGAATTCAGCGTGACGGCACGATACTGGACAAACAGTTCTACAACGACGGGCGTTGGGTAAGGTTCCAGCGTGGTCGCCCCCGTAAGATGGGTGGGTTCAAGGTAATCTCCGATGAGCTTAAAGGCCCAAGCCGGGGCATTTGGATTAATAGTCAGAATAATTTTACGCAGATCTTCAGCGGGTACAACGATGGCCTGCAAGTGCTAACCATCGATGATAATGGGATCGGAGCGGGGATTCAGAATTTTACACTTAGCGACTTTACAGCGTCTGACTTAAATTTATGGCAATTCGACGGATTCTTCGATGTGGGTGGCGCCGGGGTTCAAAGCCTAGTCGCGCATCCCGGACAGGACTTAGGGTCGATTGATGATACGATAAACACCCCGGTGCTGATTGGCGACATAAACGGCACGACCATGAGCAAGATTGGCGTCTTTACGGACTCGGTCACGACCGTAAATGGTAGTCCTAATGTAACGCTCGCCGCCATAAACACTTTAATCGGTGCAGGACAAACGGTAACCGGAGCCGGGATTCCCGCCAATACTACAGTAGTGTCGGTGATCGGGACCACTGTTACTCTAAGCGCCAATGCCACGGCCTCAGCGACCGTTACGGCAACCTTTGATAATAATGTCGTTGTATCGGGTGGTGTGGTGGTGCTGCACCCCTACGTGTTTGTGTATGGTAACAACGGCCTTATCAGGAATTGTGCGGCGGGTAACGCTCAAGACTGGGTGTCTGCCGACGCGAACGAAGTAAATGCTGCCACAGGCAAGATTGTTCAGGGCCTCCCCGTCCGGGGTGGTTCGAACAGTCCCTCGGGCCTTTTCTGGAGCTTGGACAGCTTGATTCGGGTCTCCTATGCTCCCCAATCACTCGGAATTCCCGGCACCGCGAACTTCGCCCCACCCACCTTCTGGCGGTATGATATAATATCAAGTCAGACCTCCATCATGTCCTCGCAGTGCGTAATCGAGTATGATGGTATCTATTACTGGTGTGGTGTGGACCGATTCCTGTTGTATAACGGAACGGTGAAAGAGATTCCAAATCAGATGAATCAAAACTACTTCTTTGATAATCTGAATTACAATCAACGCCAGAAGGTCTGGGCGCAGAAGGTTCCCCGCTATGGAGAGATCTGGTGGTATTACCCTCGGGGCGATTCCACCGAGTGCAATGACGCTATCATTTATAACGTCCGTGAGAACACTTGGTACGATGCGGGTGAGGCATTAGGCGCACGTCGGACTGCGGGTTACTTCTCGCAGGTGTTCGCATACCCGATTGCTGCTGCTTGGCCAGCCACGGTATCGGAGATTGTGTTCACAGAGAGCTACACCACGACGAATAACAGTCCGTATTTGCCCTCAAACACATACAATACTCAGGTGCAGGTGGGGCAGGTAATCGTTGGTCCAGGAATCCCTGTGGGTACACAGGTATTGGAGCTGCAGACCAGCGCCATAAACGCGCTGACTAATCTTGTTCCCGGGTCTGGGTATGCAGACAATACCTACACGGGAGTTGAAATCACTGGCGGTTCTGGTGGCGGTGCTACGGCGGACATTACGGTGGCCGGTGGTGTTGTTACTGTCGTGTCAATCGTGAACCCGGGCTCGGGGTATCAGGTCGGAGACACAATCGCGGTGGATGACGCCGACATCGGCGGTGGGACCGGGTTCAGCATTGACGTCGACACGATCTGGGTCCAGAATATTGTAATGGATGATGACGCCACCGCCTCAGGTACCGAGATACTAGCCTTCCGCACCCAAGGCGACCTCGTGAAGATTTACCAGCATGAAATCGGCACCGATGAAGTGGATGGGCAGAACACGCTTGCTATTCAGTCATACTTCGAGACTAGTGATCTGGGGCTGGTCACAGGTGGCCCATCACGACCAGACGTTGAAGGCCTGAATCGGTGGCTGCGGCTGGAGCGTGTGGAACCCGACTTTATCATGACTGGGAATATGAAGCTCTATATCACTGGGCGCCCGTATGCACAAGCCGAGGACGAAACGTCAAGCCCTTACATATTTGGACCTAATACGAAGAAGATCGATATGAAGGAGCAGCGCCGCGAGTTGCGTATTAAATGCGAGTCGGATGAGGCGGGCGGTAATTACCAGTTAGGTCGTTTGCTGCTTAGCGCCACATTCGGCGATGTCCGAGGCTACTAATGTCCACGATTTCCCCTCCACTCGTCTACGATCCTCGGTTTCATACCTTTGAATCTTGGGCTTCGCTTATGGTCGAGCAATACGCTGCGAATCAGTTATCAATCCCCACATCGCAGACCGATTGGAAGGAGTGGGGTGATGGCCTTAAGGCAATCGACGTATTCACCAACGAGGCTATCCCCGGAACGAGCGAATTTGATGACTGGTTCGACTGGGCTTCGGCACTTCTTGCTGCGATAAACCCACAGGTGATAGGACCATGAACTTCGACAAATTTGAAGGTCAAGAGCGTCGGCTGCTTAGCACCGTTAATAAATATTTCTTGCGTGAAACCGGTGGAAATCAGCGCGAAGCGGACGAGATGATGGGAAAGCTCGCCACTGTGTTGCAGGAACCCGGAGCCAAACTCGTAGATATTAATAATATAGTATTTTTAATTCTTGTGCGTGGTAAGGGCGCCGTGGAAGTTCACACGATGGCTGCGGATTTGATTCCAGCGAATATGGTCGCCGGGTTTAAAAAACTCGCCGAATACTTAAAGAGCATCGGGGTAACGCTTGCCTATACCTACACCGAAGACCGCAGGTTCGCACGTATTGCCCGTCAGACTCGACTGCCGATCAAAGAATTAAAGGAAGAGATGGACGGCAAAACCATATATATTTATGTAGTGGAGTTCTAGATGCCCGCCGCCCCAATTATCTTAGGCGCTGCAGTTGCTTCCGGAGCTGCTGCAGCAATCGGCACCGCTATTGTCGGAGCGTCGGTATTCGCAACCGCAGTAGGAACTGGCGTGATTGCCGGTACCTTAACCGCTGTTCAGGGTGGCAGCGCTAGCGATGTACTAAAAAGCGCAGTGCTTTCAGGTGTTGGTGCTCAAGTCGGGTCTATGGTGTCCAGCGCTGTAACAAGCTCCGTGAGCTCCGCGACAGGCACCGCTTTGGGATCTGGCGTATCCGCTGGTGCTGGAGCTACTACAGGTTTGACGGCGGGTGCCACGAGCGCGACTGCCGCCGGTCTAGGAACGGGTATAGCAGCGGGTTCTGGTGCTGCCCTAGGTGCTGGTGTTGCGCCTACCGTTCTTGGAGCGCTTGCGGGTAATATGGCGGGTCGCGCGGTAGAGGCGGCGATCACAGGTAGACCGATTGATCAGGCGTTGCTTACGGGCGTGGCGCAGACGATCCCATTCTCGCTTGGCCAATCGGCAGATTTTCGTAAATTACCACAGCCGGTGCAGGATGTACTTTCTTCAACCGCCCAGGCGGCAGTTATGGGACAGGACGTTGAGACCGCTGCCGTGTCATCGCTTCTGCAGTCAACGCAGATCGTTGCAAAGGCGATCAATGAAGTGCCTGAATTAGGAAAGCTGATTCAAGATAATCCAACATTTGGTCGTTATGTGGTCGGGGCTACCAATTCCGCTTTGATGGCCAAGCTCCTTGACAAAGATGTAAATGATGCGGTGATTGGTAGTCTTGCACGCACCACTGGTCAGGTGATGATGGATGCTTTAAAAGCTCAACAGGCAGGCACCACTCTGTCTGAAGCGCAGAAGAAGCATCAACAACTTGAAGGTCTTCAGAAAGACACAAACACCGCTGCAGAAAAAGTAAACAATTTAATAAAGTCAAATAGTCAAGACATTAATAACTTCAATGTTTATAAAGCTCGGTATCAAGATACTGAGAAAATGATAAACGATTATCAAAAGAGAGCCGACCAAGCGAATCGACAGCTTAATGATCCCAGTTGGCGGGCATGGGCAGATCAACCCGGTTTTAACATGGTACCCGTTGTAGAGCGAGAGGCTCAGTATTATCAGGAGCAAGCCGATTTACACAGAAATCTAGATTTACCAAAGAGGATTGAAGATCTTAATGCCCAATACAAGATACTTGAAGACCGCAACTTCTTCACTCAATACAATGAAGCAAAAACCGAATTTGATCGACTTAATGGGCAATTGACGGCGTTGTCTGGTGAATACAATAACTTCGTAAATACATTAAGCACTGAGAGTGCAAATCTGTTTAACAAGGCTGGAAGTGCGGTTACGGAGACGCTCAGGTCCGCCGATCCGCAGGAGACCATAGGGTCAGAGCTATCGAAGTCTGATGCTGCAGTTCAAGCATATCTTGATGCACTAGCCAGTGGGGCGCCATTGAGTGTGGCGTATCAGGCAGCACAGGACGCTTTCCAAAGAGAAAAAGAATCCGCAGAGGTACCTTTATCTGCCGAAGATCAGAATCTGTATGACCTTATTCAAGGGGTTGCAGGGCGCCCAGACATTACGGTGCC